GGCGTCGTACGCGGAGGCGGAGAGGATGAGCTCGCGCGCCTTCGCTTTGTCGTGCCGAGCAAATGTGAGCGCTCGGCTGTAGTGCTCAATCGCTTTCACGCGTAACTGATAGATGAAACGCGAAAGAATCTTTCCGAGCATCATGCGTCACCTCCACCGAGAAGCCGCGCGGGTATTCCGACGCCGAGCACGACGCCAGCGTCCGAGAGCAGCTCCGTCGGGAGCGAGCCGCGCAGCAGGTACCGCGCGAGCTCGGCGAAACACACGCGACCGTGGCCGATCACGTACAGGTAGTTCGGTCCGCTCATTTTGATCCTCCTTCGATCCTCGGGTTACGTTGCGTCGCCGCGATCATCTCCGCGACGACAGAGTCCAGCGTGTTGAGTGCCACTGGAGAGCTCCGACGCTCCCCGCGCAGCCGGGCGAAATAATCGGTCCAAAACCATTTGCGAACCCGAAGGCCTCGGACGGGGTCCGGGCAGATCTCGAGCGTGCGAAAGGCCATTTCTCCCTCCAAAATTCCTCCAGTCTGATCAGTGCGGGACGGGCAATCCGAGCGCGATTCGGATCTCGCGACGGAGCCGACGGTACATGTCTCCGGGGTGGTGGGCAGCGCCGATCAGCCCAATCTGGACATTCCCGACAACATCACCGGTCACAATGTGACCCGGAGTGATCGTGATCGGGAATCTCCGACCATCGATCGTCATCTCGTACACGAGCCGGTAGGGGTCCGGTGGAGCGGACTCCCATATGCGAGCCACGGATACAGCGTGCTCCGGGATTCCGTCGGGCAGCTGGAACAGCATGTACCCGACGCGCCGGCACCACGTTGAGGCCTTCGATCGATGCCGCTCCTGGGTCGAGACATCCGCAATCATGCGACCCTCGATGCCCTCACGCGGGCAAACGCTCGCGACGCGAACACGTCCAGCGGGATGCGGAGATTCGTCGCGCGGTCGAGCACACAGAGCCCTTGGTCGGTATTCCCGTTCGCGCGGATCTGCCGGCAGCGAGCCACGCAGTCGAAGCGCTCTCCAAACTCTCCGTAGCCCATCGCCCGCGCGTCCTCGATCCGAAATCGGGGAAGCGGATCGCCGGGGTAGACGATCTCCGGCCCGCACTCGCACGGCTCCGATCCGCAGTCCGAGCAGCGCACCATGACGACACCCGCCGTCACATAGAGAGCGGCGCAGCGCTCGCAGAGGAGCAGGTGGTCGGCCCCGGGCTTGCGAGCCACCCGCGCGCTCGTGCTCATGTGCTGAGCGCCGCAGTCCGGGCAGCTCCCGAAGTGGCGGAGCGAGCCGCGCACATCGCCGAGGAACTCAAGGAGGAGCATCACGCCACCTCCGTTCCGCGCTCAGCCGCGCGCAGCACGCGGAGTTCGAGCTTGGCGCGCCGGATCGTCGCGTACGCGCCGGGGACCGCGAGCACGGGCGGCACCCCGCGGCGCGTCCTCGTGAACGCCCAGTACGCGGCGTCGATGTCCGCGCTGGCCTGCTGCACCTCGCCCTGGAGCGCCCCCATCCGAGCGGCACGAGCTTCGCCCCGCGGAAACACCGAGAGCGCCCGCAGCACGCTCCCAGCAAGGTCGAGCCGGAGGCACCCGGGCTCCGCGGCAGGGCCGAGGCGGTTGTTGCAGGTGGGACAGGTAGCGCCGTTAGTCACGAATGATGTATTATTCGCGAATGACGAATTAGTCAACTGGAGCGCGGCGCTTTTTTCTCACTTTGCCCACGACAAAGGGGCGAGACCAGAGAAAGCCTGCCTTCTCGAACGGCACGAAGGCCGCCCGGAGGTCGGTGTTGACTGACGTGTTATTCGCGACTAATACATCATTCGTCACATGACGATGGCCGAACGAATTAGGCAACTTCGCGAAACCGCATCCGGCAATGTGTCCCAGCGATTGCTGGGCAAACTGGCTCGAGCTTCACCCGCCTACGTTGGGCAGCTTGAGTCTGGGCACGTTGAGAACCCGGGTGTAGGGAAGATCGCCGGTATTGCCGAAGCTCTCGGAGCTTCTGTTGAGTACGTGCTTTTCGGCGCCGGCGAGCCGCCGTCGAAGGAGCAGATCGATGCCGCCGTCGAGGCAGCGAAAGCGCGCCTCGCGCCGGGGGGGCTTTTCTGATGGAGCGCAAGGTCGTCTACATCGCCCACCCGCTCGGGTCTGGACCCGATCGCGAGGCGAACCGCCAGAACGCCGCCGCGTGGTGCTCCTGGGCCGTCATGCACTTCAACGTCACGACGGTCGCCGATTGGGTCGTGCTCTCTGGAGTGCTCTCGGAGGACCACCGAGACCTCGGACTCGAATGTGACCTGGCGCTCGTCGAGCGCTGCGACGAGCTGTGGCTCGTCGGGGGGCGTGTCTCTCCGGGGATGGAGATCGAGAGAGCCCACGCAATCGCCTTTGGGGTCGTCGTGCGCGATTTCACCGCGTTGGGTTTTGCCACCCCGGACGTGGAACAGCTCTACCTGCCCGCCGCCTTGCACGCTCTTCGCACGGAGCGCACCCGATGACCGAGCCCTATCGCGTGGTCGTCGCGGATCCGCCGTGGCTCTTCAAGGACGCACTGCCGGGCAAGGCGCGCGGAGCGTCGAAGAACTACCGTTGCCTTCCGATCGGGGAGATCAAGTCGTTCCTCGCAGACCATTCGTTTGAAGTCGCGGACGACGCGATCCTACTCCTCTGGCGCGTCGCAGCAATGCAGCAGGAAGCCCTCGACGTCTGCAGGGCGTGGGGCTTCACGCCGAAGTCCGAGATCGTATGGCGGAAGCTCACGCGTTCAGGGCGCGTCCATTTCGGGATGGGGCGCACCGTGCGCAACTCGCACGAGACAGCGATCGTCGCAACGCGCGGCAGGTCGATTGTTCAGTGCAAATCGGTGCGCTCGATCTTCGACGCGGCGATGGGGAGGCACTCCGCGAAGCCCATCGCCTTTTTCAGGCTCGTGGAGCGCCTCGCCCCGGGGCCTTACCTCGAGCTGTTCGCCCGCGAGGCCCGTCCTGGCTGGACGACGTTCGGCGATGAGATCCAAGTGGAGGCCGCGGAATGATTCCGATTCGTAGCCGCCGCGAAGTGGCTGAAGCGATTCGTGGAGCCGGGACCATCGAGGAGGCCGCCGCGCGCGTTGGGCTCGATGTGCCGACACTGCGTTTCTTCGTGCGCAGCCACCACATGGACGCAGCGATCGCACGCTTCACGCGACCCGCTTCGAGGCCCGACTCGTACGCCCTCGTGGACATGACCGGGCGAGAGCTGTTCGGCGGCGCAGTCCTCGTGGAAGAGCGACTCGCGAACGTTGCCGGCAACGCAACATGGCGCGTCCTTCACCGGGCATGCGGTCACCGCGACGTCTACGCGGGCATCAGGCTTCGCGCCCAAGCGAAGGCCGGCAGACTACTGCTTTGCCGCGCGTGTAAGGCCACCAACCGCGCGAGCCGCACACGACAGGAGTAAGGAGTAACAACAGTGCAGACAAACAAAAACGGAATCAGTCTGGGCAGAAAAGAGCTGCGAGCGCTGCTCGAGGCGGCGGCGAAGGAGTCGGAGTCCCGAGATCTCTTCGGGGTGCAGTTCGTGATCGACGGCGAGCGCTGCTTCGCCCGTGCGCACAACGGCCGGGTCTCGCTCCAGTTCGAGGGGATCAACCAGGCAAAGCTGAAGAACGGGGAGTGGTTCGTCTGCCGCAAATTCCTCGTGGACGCGCAAAAAGAGCTCGAGGGCAGACAGGTCGCGGTGTTCGCGTTCTCCGGCGCGTCGCTTCGGGAGGCGTTGATCCAAGAGGACGGGGTGACGCTGCTGCACGTCACCGCGGCCAGCGACGTGGCCGTTGCACAAGCGTCATTCCCGCAGATCTCCAGGGACGTGAAGATCCCGAGCTCTCGGCGCGACCGCGCACACTGCGTCTCGATGGGCAGCGCCTCCCTCAAGGTCGTGCAGTACGCCGCGGACGCCGTGAATGCGGAGCACGTCGACTGGTACCCGCCCAAGAACGCGGACCAGGTAGTTGTGTTCGTCGCGGGCGCGGAGAAGGAGACCACCGCGTCCGGCTGCATCCACCCGGTCCCGACCAAAGCGTCGACCGGGGAGGGCGGAGACGACGAGGACGAGTCCCCGCGGCGCCGGGGCCGTAGGTCTGACTCGCGCCAGCAGGAGCTCGCTCAGTGACCGAACCGCCCCGCCTCGTGCTCGTGAGGCCACCGAAGCCGAAGTGCGCTCCGAAGGAATTCTCGGTGCCGGACGCCCTCGCGCGTGCCGACGAGATCCTCTCGGCGCCGTGCGCTGGGCACCTTCCACGGGTGCCCGGGCGGGGCGAGTTGGTTGCGCGTTTCGTTCTGCCTTTGGATCTCTGCCAGCCGCAGAACGCGACGCGGCACGCGCCCGTGTTCGCCCTCGCGGCGACGAAGGAAAAGATCTGGCGTCTGCTGTGGGTCCAGGCGGGTTGTCAGATCCGCCCGGTTCCCCTCACCGGCCGCCCGCAGATTCGCGCGATCCGGTTCTCGGTGAAGGAGCCGGATCAGATGAACGACGGGTTCAAAGTCGCAATCGATCAGCTGTGCGTGCCGCGTGCACCGAAGCAGCCCGGCGGTCGCAAAAAGAAGGGGCTCGGCTTCCTGCAGGACGATGCGCCGCGCTTCGTCCGTATCGACACGTGGTGGGAGAAATCGCGGCAAGGGTACGGGCTGGGACTATTGGAGGTCTGGACGGGATGATGCAGACGCAACAGCAGTGGCACGCTTGCACCGCGCCGGTGGTCCCGATGGGCCCGGCGCCGGTGACGCATGAGCACCCGGTGGACGCCCTCCTGGCGCGTGCGGCGCGCTGGGTGGGGCTCGCCCCCGCAGATCTGGTCGCGCGGACCAAGCGGGGGCGCCCTCATCCGCGCTCGCGTGCGGCGTTCGCGCTCCATGCCGTCGCGTGGGTCCTGCGCGAGAACGGGCACTCCCTCGAAGCCGTCGGGCACTTGCTCGGCGGCCGTGACCATTCGAGCGTCAGCTACGCGGTGAAGAAGGTCTCGAAAGCGATCGCGGAAGGCACGGAGCTCGGACGGTTCGCGCTGTCGCTCCGGGAGGATCCTCGGTGAGCTGGGCATTTCTCGACGACCACGCTAACGAGAACGAGAAGCTGCAGGCCGTCGGCGAAGGCGCCGCCTGGTACTGGGCCTGCGGCCTCATGTATTGCCGCCGAAAGGAAGACGAGCGGCGACGCCGGGGCGAGCGCGTCGACTTCATCCCGGAAGCGCAGAGCCTCGCGCTGTGGCCCACACCGAAGGCTCGCGCCTACGTCAAGGCACTCGTCGACCGCGGGCTATGGGAGCGAATCGAAGGCGGCTACGCCGTGCACGACTACCACGACGTGTACGGGCGCAAGCCAGGCGGACCCGCTACCACTCCAGCTGGATCGTCGGCTGGTCCAGCCGACAACCAGCCGACGCCCAGCCAACTAGGTGGGATGGCACGAGCCAGCCGAGCCAGCCGAGGACCAGCCGGACGGTTCCAGCCGGAGACCCAGCCGGCTGGTCCAGCCGAGCCAGCCCCGCGCGCGTCAGGATCCTACTCCTACTCCGGATCAGATCTTAAACGAGAGGTGGTGGCTGAAGATCTGACAGGTCACGGCGCGCAGTCGGGCCCCCAGCCGCCCCCGCCAGCACCCTCGGCCGAGGGTTCTCCGCTGCGAGCTCGGCTGGCGCAGCGGACGTTCGACGGTGCCGCTCTGCCCGTGCGCGTCGACCCTCTTTTCGAGCGGATCCCGTTCTCGGCGTGGTTCCCGTCGCAAACACAACTGGACTGGGCGGCGACGAACCAGCTGACTGAAGCCGACGTCCAGACGGCCCTGACACAGGCTCGGGACAAACTCACGGGGTTCCACGATTTCGAGTGGTTCGACTCGAAGGTCAACAAGTTCCTCGAGGTCGAGGCCGCCCAGAAGCAGGGACGCGGCAAGTTCCCCGTCCGCAACGCGCCGCTGCAGAACTCGCCGACATTCGTGGCCTCGCGCGACTCGAAGGGGGTGCGCATTGTCTGAACCGAGCCAAGTCGACGTGGCGAACCTGCTCTCCGGGCTCCGTCTGCTCTCGGACGCCGAGGTGGACGCCATCGAGCGGCGAGAGCGGGCGTCCGACGCCTCCGTGTTCCTGGGCCGTCTGCCGCCTCACCTGCGCGTCGCGAAGCCGGCGGAGCTCATCGGGAGCATGGGCTGCCCGAAGCTCGTCCAGCATGCGCGTACGTGGCTCCCTGAGCACGGTTCGCTGCTGCTCATCGGTGGCACGGGGATCGGAAAGTCCTCGGCGGCCGGGTACATCTTCCGCCGGCTCCTCGGGACCGGCGTGGCGCAAGGGGGCTCCCGCTGGAACCTCGCCCGGGGCATGCGCTGGTTCAGCGCGACCGAGCTCGAGCGGGCACGGCGCGAGCACCCGTTGGGCAGGGGCGATGCGCCCGAGATCCTGTCCGCCAGCCGCGCGAGCGTCCTGTTCCTCGATGACATGGGCTGGGACCGAGACCCGAAAGCGGTGAGCGAAGTCCTGGCCGCCCGATACGAGTCCCGGCTGGTGACCGTGGCCACGACCGCCAAGAGCTTCGCGAGCACGGACGGGAGAAGCGAACTCGAGGCCCATTACGACGGCGCGATAGTGCGACGGTTCGTTGCGGCGGGCGTCATCGTCGTTCAGGCGGGAAGTCCCGAGGGCCGCCGGTGACGTTCTTTGAGCGGGCCCTCACCGAGCTTTCGGCCGCCGGCGCGACGAGCGTCTACGGGCAGAAGTTCACCAAGAACTGGTGCTACCTCGGCGTCTCCGGACTGCCGGAGGGAGCCCAGTGGGAGCTCGCCGACCGCCTTTGCTTCCCGATCGGCACCGATCACAGCGACAAGGCGCGCCGCCCGTTCGCGCGTATCCACGTGACCATCGGGGAGGACCGCAGCGAGTGAGCGCGCGCGAGGTCAGCCCGGAGGTCTTCCCGTTCGAGCCGCACCTCGAGGGGCAGGAGAACGCGTTCGAGGGGCTCGATAAGCTCCGGTGCATCAAAGACCCCGTGCTCCGCGCGCAGCTCTGGCGGCTCTGGTGGAACCTCGACGAGCGCGCCCGGCACCGCACCGGGCAGCAAACGCTCGACTGGTCGCAGCAGCCGCGCCGCGAGTGCGTGGACCTGACGCGGAGGCTCAAGCCCGCATGAGCGACGACCCGCACTACGCGGCGATCCGCCGCCTCGCCCTCCGCACCTCGCGCGTCGTCCGCGAGCCGCTCCACGATCTCGTCGGCAAGCCCCGCACGCAGCGGTACTTTTTGAAGGCGCTGCGCCGCACGCTCCCCGGATTCTCCGACGAGCAGATCCGAGAGGCTGCCTTCGCGCTCGAGATGGAGTTCCAGCCGCCGGAACTCGACGAGCCGATCAGCTCCCCGGTGTGGCTCGGGCACGTGCGCACGCTGCTCCGCGAGATGGAGCCGGGCAGGTTCTACAAGCTCTTCGAGCTCACGCGGCTCGCGCGCCAGCGCTGCAAGTGGCACCGCGAGTTCGCTCTGAACGTCGTGATCGTCGCCGAGGACCGAGGGATCCTCGAGGTCGTGAACGGCAGTCACTGGAAACGAAGGAGTACCCCATAAATGTCGAAGCAGTTCCGCGCAGAAAAAACGGTTCGCGTAGTCCCTGTCCCGCTCGGACCGAAGGAGGTCGGGGAGGCCATCCTGCGTACGTCCACAGACGAGAAGGAAAAAGCGAAACTCGAGGATGAGCTGCGGAGTGTCACTGGGCAGTACCGGAACCGCATCCGCGCGAAGGAGGAGGCGATCCAGCTCGACAGACGCAAGGTGATCGAGCAGGTCGAGTACCGTGAGGTGCCCTGCGAGAAGCGGTATTACTACACCGCGAAGAAGATCCGAATCGTGCGTGCTGACAACGGAGAGCAGCTCGAGGAGTGGGACATGACGGCCGAGGAGGCTCAGCTCGAGATCGAGCTAGCTGGGGCGTTGCCTACGGCGGGAGGTCGGTAGCAGGTTCTTCGGGGGCGGTCGGTCGGAAACCGGTCGGACGACAGTTCAGCGGTGCTGACCGCACCAAGGCTTACAGCCATGTCAGAAAAAGCGAAAAAAGTCAAAAGCGAGGGCTACGGCGGGAGGTCGGTAGCAGGTTCTTCGGGGGCGGTCGGTCGGAAACCGGTCGGACAGGAGGCGGAAGCGCGATCTGCGCCGCGCCGGTCCCGAGCGGCCCCACGCGCGCGACTACCCGCCCGCCCGGCGGTGTCAATGGCGGACACTCAGCGGGATCGCGTGTATCGGATCGCCTGTCGAATCGCGGCCGGCGAGTGGAACCGGGCGACGGAGAAAGAGTGGGCGGAGGAGTGGGGGCTCTCGCGGGTCACGGTGCGACACCTCGCGGCCGAGGCCTCTCGAGTGGTGGACATCTGTACGAACGACAGGGCGAAGCTGATCCAAGTGAGCCGGGTACGCCTGGCGCAGATCGCGAGCGAGGACGCACCGGACCGGGTGCAGGCCATCAAGGTGCAGTTCGAGCACCTGGGCGAGCTCCGGAAGAAGCTCGAGGTGACGGGCAGCGACGGCGGGGAGATTGGCATGGGGGTGGTCGCGAGGGTCGTGGTCTTGCCGGCGGAAAAGGAGGACGGGTGAGGGACATCAGCACGCGACTTGCCCACATTCGGATCCGCCACCCGGAGGACGATTGGATCGACGCGAATGGATCCCAGATTCGGTACGGAGACGAGCTGCGCTTGACTGCCGACGAAGCCTTTCGCTGCAAGGTCCACGGCTCGTTCGAAGGTCGCGCCGTGGTCCGGTGGGGCGACGAATTCCAATTCTGGGGGCTGCTGGTCGAGCCCTCGGCATTCGTCCGAGTGCGGGCACCCTGAGTGACACACGATCCCGAGTCGATCCTCTGGCAGCCAAACCCGGGCCCGCAAACGCGGGCTCTGGCGTCTGGAGTGTTCGAGCTCGGATACGGAGGCGGGGCCGGGGGCGGGAAGATGCTGCGCCTCGACGAGCCGGTACCGACGCCGCGGGGCTGGTCGAGCATCGGTGATCTCTCCGTCGGTGATGAGCTGTTCACGGAGCGCGGAGACACGTGCCGCGTGCTCGCCTTGCATCCGGTCGACCCGTCGCCGGTGGCGTATCGACTGACGTTCGACGACGGCACCACGATCGAGGCGTGCGCGGACCACCGATGGATCACCTTCACCGCCGCGGAGCTGCGCGCCTTGACGCAGCGCTCCGTGGTGTTCTCCGCTGCGGTCTCAGAGCGGAACCGCACCGCTCCACCGCCCGCGAAAGCGGCTCCCGCTGGCACGGTGCGCACAACCCGGCAGATCGCGGAGACGCTCACGGTGCGAGGACGCCGGAACCACGCGATCCCGGTCGCTGCCGCGCTCCAGTTGCCCGAGGCGTCCCTACCGCTCGACCCGTACCTGCTGGGTGTGTGGCTCGGCGACGGGAACACACGGGGCGGGCGGATCACGAGCGCAGATCCCGAGGTGTTCGCAGCCTTTGAAGCGACGGGCTTCATGCTCGGCGTCGAAGAGAAGAACGGGAACAGTGGCCGGGCGCGCACCCGTGGCGTACTCGGGCTTCAGGCCAAGCTGCGCGGACTCGGAGTACTCGGCAACAAGCACGTTCCGGCGTCGTACCTCCGGGCGTCCGCCGCTCAGCGTCTCGCTCTGCTCCAGGGGCTGCTCGATACCGATGGCACCGTCACGGAGTCGGGGAGTGTCGAGTTTACGACCACCAAGTGGCGTCTCGCGCGCGCCGCGCACGAGCTCATCGTCTCGCTCGGGTGGAAGGCGAGGATCGTTGAAGGCCGCGCGACGCTGAACGGTCTAGACTGCGGCCCGAAGTGGGATGTCAAGTGGACGCCAAGTGAGTTCGTTTTTCGCCTGCCTCGGAAGCGCTCGCGCCAGCGCCTGGCCTCGAGACGCACCACGCAGTTCCGGTACATCGTCGCGTGCGACCCCGTGCCGGGGACGCCGATGCGTTGCATCACCGTGGACAACCCGACGGGGCTCTTCCTGGCGAGCCGCTCTATGGTTCCGACGCACAACACCGACTGGCTCCTCGCGATCCCCTACCGCTGGTGCCACGTGCGCGGGTTCAGGGGGATCATCTTCCGCCGCACGTTCGGCGAGCTCGAGGAGTGGGTGATCCCGCGGTCCTTCGAAATGTACAAGCCGGTCGGCGGCGACTACAACCAGAGCAAGCACCGGTGGACATTCTACGACGGCGCCGGCAATCCGTGTGGGCGCATTCAGCTCGGTCACCTGCAGCACGATAAGGACGTACTCGAGTACCGAGGCGCGCCCTACCAGTACGCCGGGTTCGACGAGCTCCCGACGTTCTCCAGTTTTCAGTACACGTACTTCGTCTCCAGGCTTCGTTCCGCGCAGGGCATCCCGATCCGCCTGCGCTCGTCGATGAACCCCGAGCCTGGATGGGTGCGTGACCGCTTCGCACCGTGGGTGCGCACCTCTCCGGAGTACCAGGGGCCGCGCGTTGGAGATGGCGCGGTTTTGTGGTTCCTCACCGAGCGCGGTGCGGAGCGATACGTGCCGAAGGGCACGACGGGCGCTTTCGGCCGGCAGTTCATCAAGTCCGCCCTCGAGGACAACCCGCACCTACATCAGAACGATCCGGACTACGTCCACCGGCTTTCGATGCTCGATCCCGTGCAGTACGCCCGGCTCCGCGAGAACGATTGGGAGACCGAGTACTCCGCGGGGCTGATGTTCCAGCGCGGCTGGTTCCCGCTGGTCATGGCCGCGCCGGCGCACGCTCGCCGCGTTCGGTTCTGGGACCGCGCCGCGACGGAGGAGAAGTTCAAGGGGCAGGCGTCACTCGAGCCGCGCGCGGTGAACGATCCGGACTGGACCGTCGGCGTGCTGCTCGCGAGGGAGGGAGACGGCACGCTGCGCGCCAGGACCTACGTCGAGGACGTCGTGCGCCTGCGGGGCAAACCCGGCGACGTGATGGAGACCATCAAGCGCACGGCGGAGCTCGACGAGCAAAAGTACGGACGCTTCGGATTCACCGTCCTGCTCGAGCAAGAGCCCGGCGCCTCGGGCGTCTCGGAGATCGCCGCCTACATGCAGCTGCTCGCGCGGTGGCACGTCGTGGCGGTTCCTGCGACCAAGGGCATGGGGAATAAGATCGTGCGTGCCGGCCCCGTCTCAGCTCAGGCGAAGGCGGGCAACATCCCGGTCGTGCGCGGCGCGTGGAACGGCGCGTTCCTTGGGGAGCTCGAGGCGTTTCCCAAGGGGCGCCACGATGACCAAGTCGATGGGCTCTCTGGTGGCCACAACTGGCTCACGTCCGCGCCGAGCACCGAGGGTGGGGCGGTGCGTGGCGAGCGGCGAGCCCTTAACTCCGGCGGGTTCTGATCCGGCTCAGACCCCGGCGCTCCGGCCAAGATCCGAGGCGTGAACTACGCGCGCTTTTTGATCGAAACATCGCCTGCGAGCGCTTCCGGATTCGACGGAACTGCGGGGCAAACCCTTCACCTGCAGCTTGAGGGATGGGCGGCGAGTGTCGTGCAGCGCGTGACATTCGAGACGTACGACCCCACAGATCCAAACTCCCCTCGATGCTCTCTCGATGCTCCGACGCTATCGCTCGTCGGCGTGACGACGGGGCAAAAGGTCGACGCTGCGACGCCAGCTGCCGCAGTGACTACGACCCTGCCAGGCGTCAGCCCAGGCGGGCACTCGTGGCGAATTCGCTGCACTGTAAATGGCGGGCTCGATGCGCTCGGTCGTCCTCACCCGGACTACGTGTTCGAGCGATTGGTCACTATCCGGTCTAGTGCGGGGCTGCGGAAGGTCGTGAAGGAGGAGGGGGCCGCGTACGGCGCTACCGGCGCGGAGGACGCGCAGAATGAGATGGTCGAGGGCTTCACCGGCAGCGCCGGCTCTGGCGCGTACAAGGAATCGTGCGTCGTTGCGACGACAGCGAACATCGCGCTCTCGGGGATTCAGACGATCGACGGAGTCGCAGGCGTCGCCGGCCGCCGCACGCTCGTGTGGCAGCAGACGAACCCCGTCGAGAACGGCGTGTGGATCCAGGACTCCGGCGCGTGGACGCGGGCAACGGACTTCGACACGACAAGTGAGGCGATCTCCGGGTCGCTCATCCCGGTAACGCTCGGCACGCAGAACGGCGGGAAAGTCGCCGTGCTCACAACGCCGGACCCGATCACGCCGGGGACTACGGCGATGACGTTCTCTCTGGTCGGATCCAACGCTGGATTGAGCGTGTACGACGCGACGGGCGCCTCGGTGGCGACATCGACGCAGCTGCAGCTGGAGGACGTGGACCTGTCGACCTCCGGTGGGAAGCCGATCGCGCGCCGCCGGCGTCGCGTCCCGCGCATGGTCGTCCGGGCTCTCGTGGCCACGAACCTGGCCGGATACGCGGTCTACGCGGCAGCCCCGAACCCGACGCCAGACACGCTGTACACGGGGGCGGTCATCTCCGGCGTGAGCGTCGCGCAGGGCGGGGTCACGCTCACAAATGGCGACCGGGTCTTCCTCAACGGGCAGGCCGTCTCGAGCGAGAAGGGCCCCTACCAGGTCGCCGAGGTCTCCGGCGCCACCTGCAAACTGTACCGACTCGCGACTCTAGACGCGGTGGCGCAAGTCGGGTTCGGCATTCACCTCGCCGTCGAAGAGGGCACGGGCGCCGGCTACTACCGCTGGACGTCCGGCGTCGGCAACGTGCTCACGGCGGACGCGGATCGCGGTTACGACTACTACTGCTACGACTGCGACGATTGGCGCCTCGACTCCGACGGCATGGCGGCCGTCGGGTTCGCGAAATACGACCAGGCTTGGTCGCGCGCGCAGGAGGCAGCGGACAACGCGGGTGAGATCACGTTCGTGCGCCGTGGCGTCTACGGGTTCGACGCCACCATGCATGTGACGAAGAACGGCATCACGATCCGCGGGCCAGCCAAGGGGCGTGTCGCGAATGGGAACGGGCGCGGAAAGCTGATCTTCCCGGCCGAGACGCACGGCATCCGAACCCGCTTTCTGTTCACCAACGGGCAGCCGACGAATCAGCTCGCGTGGACCTCGATCACCGGGCTCATCCTGTGGGCGAACGGCAACGCCGCGACCGCCTCGAACGACTTCCACGGCATCTACGCCCAGGCCAACGTGCACGTGGACGAGTGCCTGGTCTACAACTTCTCGGCGCAGGGCTTGCACATCGATGCGACCGTGCAGGGCGGGCGCAGCTCGGCCGTGGTCACGTGTGTCTTCGACGCCTCCTTCACCGGCGCGGTCTCTGGCACGGCGGCCACTGGGCAGAAGCTGCGCGTGCAGAAGAGCGATGACGCGGCCATCGTGTTCCGCAACGTCTCGGCTGTGGCAGCTGGCGCTGGGACGGTGCCGGTGACGATGGAGTGCGAGGGCATTCTCGCCGGCGCAGCGTTCATCGGCTACGGCGCGCCGGTCTTTGCTCCCGCCGGATCGCTCACGACGACGCTCGGCGGAGTGACGGGCTGGACGAGCGCTACGAACGCAGCGGACGCCACGGTGGGCAGGTACCCGAGCGGCGCGAACATCAGCAGTGTCCGTCGCTGTCGGCTCTACGGCAACGGCAAGTGGGGCCTGAGGGTCGATGGGAGCGACGCGAACGCTTGCCACTTCGAGAACTGCGACTCTTCCGGCAACGGCAAGCGGAAAGTGCCTGGCGTCCGCGCGCGGTTCTCGATCCGACTGACGAACTCGGGGTCCGCGATCTCTGGCGTGGTCGCCGGGAACATCGTCATCAGCGACAGCAAGTACGGTCTCACGTACCGAAACGTGAGCGCCGGACCCGACGCAACTCCGACCAGCGGGCAGGTCCCCGCAGGCACCAGCGACTGGACCTTCGAGGCTGTCGACCTGTTCGTCGACGCGCACAGCTCGGCCTGGAACGCCCCCGCCGCTGGAACGATCACGGTCCGACACTCGACGTCGATCGCCCTGCCATCGACCACCATCACGAATCTGAGCGGCACGCCAACCACCGTCGGAACCGACCCGGACGCCGGCGGCTACTGGGACTCGGCGCTTATCGGGAACACGTTCACTCAGTGCCACACGGCGTCGAACTGGGGCGTGTCCTACAAGGTGGACCAGGGACAGAGCGTTCTGTTCGGTTGCTACCAGGAGCTGCCGCCCGACTCACTCGTCGCCGCGCCCGCGCTCATCGTCGGTGGGACGGTCGCCAATCGCCCGGGAAAGCCGGAGCCGAAGCTCGCCGGCTACAGCGAGAACGCGAGCGCCGGCAAATTCGCGAGCATGTACTGCCTCCCCGGCGGTTCCGCGGGGCACTGGATGCGGATGGGTCTGTGGGGAACGGACATCACCACGCAGTTCGGCAAAACCGGGGACGCTGGATACCAATTCGGTGTGTTCAGCGGCTTTTCCAACGAATACGCGATGAGCTACAGCGGCTCCTCGCTGGGAATGGCGTGGACGTTGACCGGCCCGAACTTCCCGCTCGGCCCTGGCCACATAATGCTGCGCCGCGGGATCGCCGTGGGCACGACAGCAGCGCCGAAACGAGCCCAATGGGGTCTCCGCGCGTCGCGCCCGACGACGACGAGCACGACGATCGCGACGCTGAACGACTCGCCAGGCGTGTGGACGGTCGGTTCCATCTGGTGGTACACGGATGCGGCCGCTGGACAATCGATGTGCGCCGTCGTCACGTCGATCGACGGCTCGAACAACCTGACTTGGACCGAAGGCCCGACAATCCCGTTCGCCTCCAACACGTCGGCGCTGAACTTCGGCGCGGCTCTCGCGGCGGGTGCAGTGGCGACGGCGACCGTCACGATCACTGGGGCGGCCACGGGGGATTACGTCGACAAGGCGGTGGCTTCGGCGCCGGCCGGACTCATCTTCGATGCATACGTCACGGCGGCGAACACGGTGACTTGGCGGTGCTACAACGGCAGCGGCGGCACTGTCGACGCGAGCGCGGTGTCGTGCAAGACTTCGGTCAGGAAGGCATACAACTGATGGCACACCCGGACGTCCGGAGACGCTTCATCGCAGAGGTCAAGTCGGCACTCGGGTTCGTCGCTGTCGTGCCGAGCGACGACGAGTCGGGATTCGATGTGCTCGAGGACGCTCGGCAGATATGCTGGTTGCACTGGGCGCAGGACGGAGCGCCGAAGGGCGCCGTATATCGCGTGGTCTCCTTCGACCCGATGATGCTCGTGCAGGCGCAAGCGATCTTGGCTTCACTGCCGACCGCCGATGTGCCGATCGATATGACCAGCGATCGGGTCGACGAGGACCCGTTCGACACGAAGAATCCGGACATCACGCACCGCGAGTTCGTGCCGTTCGGGGACCTGGTGTTCCGCATCGAGCATATGCACGAGATGGTGCTCGACGCGGATGCCGCGGCTCCGGTCGGCTCGCTCGAGCACGTCAATCAGTGCAGGAAAGCCCGAAAGCTCCCGCCGATCGCCTCGCTCGACGAGATTCACCCCGACGCTGTCCTCCGCAGGATCCTGCGTGCCGAGTTTGGCTCCGAAGACCCGGCGGAGGCGCTTGAGCGGGCGCGGCGACAGGACGCCGCGGAGTACCCACAGGACTACCGACAGGACGGCTCGCCGAACGTCCCGTAATCCAGCGAGCGCCCCGGCCCGCACTGGTGCGCGGTTCTGCCTTAGAAATACGCGTCGTTCGTTCACGCGTGAACACATGACGCGCGTATCCGGTGGCGGGTCACGCGGTTCGGAGCAGTGGAAGCTCGCGGCGTGCAAGAAGCTCGAACGCCTGACTACCGCGCCGGCTGGATCGCTGGGCAGGTCCATGCCGCACGCGCTCTGGCCGCGCATCTGCGCGGCGTCGCGGCTACTGCGAGAGCGCAACCGGCGGGATTCCGGGCACGCCTTAGGGCCGCTCTCGTAGAGTCCGTGACGGAGACCTGGTGCACACAGGTTGAGGCGCTTGCGTCAGATCTCGATCGGCAAGCGGCGGAGCTCGAGAGGCAGGCCACCCTGGTGCCCCCTGAGCCCCCGCGCGTCCGGTCAGGGTTGCGGTGGCCGTGGCAGAAGCAGCGCTGATGTCGTCGCGCAGAGTCCAGGGCTATCGAACGGGCGACGGCCGCTGGTGGTTCAGATCCTCAGAGTTCCGTGACGATCTTCAGGCCACGATGCTCAATGGCGTGCCGGAGATGGAGCAGTACCGCCGGTACTTCGGTCGCGCGCTCACACCGGCAACAATCGAGCAGGTACTCGTATCCGCAAATCTCGGGTTCATGCGGGACCTGACAGACCTCAGCAATGAGACGCTGTTCATCGACACGCATTATGCTGGGGCGACAGGCAAGCGGTTCCGGTCTCTCGCATCCGCAAAGATCACCGTGGTGCCCGCGAAGGGCGACGGGATCGACGAGCCCCGCGCGACTCGCTACGCGGACATGGTACGTCAGCAGCTCGCGTGGATCCCGAACCTGAAACAGTCGATTCTCCGGCTGAACTGGGGCCATCTCCACGGCCGAGCAGCGCTCGAGAAGGTATGGCGGGAGAACCCCGCGGGTAACGTCCGCTGGCGCGTCGACAGACTCAACTGGATCCAGCCGCGGCGATTGTCCTTCGGTCCGCAACGTGAGTTACGGGTCAGAGACGGGGTCTTCGACGGCACGGGGTTCTCCCCGGTTGGCCTGGACCTCGCCGAAGTGCCGCTGAAGTTCATCTGCTTCACTCCGCAGTTGTTCAACGAGACGCCGGAGCGCGAGGGCTTCGGGCCGCGCTGCCTGTACTGGAGCTTTCACAAGCGCTTCAGCTGGCGTGAGCGCATGGTGCTGCTCGAGGTGTTCGGGAAGCCGTGGCGCATCGCCTACACGGACAACCCGGCGGTGCAGCCCGACGCTCTCGACAGGGCCGGCGAGGTCATCGACGGCATGGGCGGGAGCTCCACCGCTGTCATGCCCCCCGGCGTGAAAGTCGAGACGAGCGTTCCCGGTGACCGCAGCGGGCAGAACCACCGCGACGCAGGGATGGACGCGGATGATCAGATCTCGAAGCTGGTACTCGGCACCACGCGAACCACCGACGCGAAGCCGGGCGCGCTCGGTTCCACCGGCGACGAGGTGGGGCAGGAGGAACAGGGCAGCGTCGTCGAGGCCGACGGCTGGAACCTCTCCGACCTGCTCACCGAGCAACTCGCCGCAGACATCATCGTACTGAACGAGGGCCCGGAGTACCTAGACCACTGCCCGCGCATCGAGATCCGCTACGAGCTCCCGCGCAACCGCGGCGTGGAGGCCGACGTCGCAACGAAGACGCTCGCGCTCGGCCTCCCGCTCGTCGAGGACGAGGTATACGAGCGCACCGGGTGGACGAAGCCGGGGCCTACCGATCGCGTCATCAAGCAGCCGCCGCAGGCGGCCCCAGAGCTCCCCGGAAGTCCCTCACCCAATGCGCAAGATCCGGGAAGTCCCTCACCCAGTGATAACTCAAGCGGCGGTGGGGGCGGCTCTCCGCTGGGCCAGGGCGGCCAGGCCACCGGCGATCCGTCGACGCTCCGTGGTGGCGCCCACGACCCTTTAGTCTTGGCGAGGGCCGCAAGACTGCTCGACTTGCTCTCGAGGAGTTCGGGCAGTTCCTAGTCTGCCTCGCCGCCCGCGAGACGTACGGCGACCACGTGTGTTGCGCGGCACAGCCCGCGACGGTGAACGGCTCCCCCGAGCACCTGGTCGACGCTGGCGTCGCGAGCGGCGCCGAGATTACCAAGCGGTGGGCGCAGCAGATTGCGGACGCATGCTCGGGCCGCGACACGGAGGCCGGGATCCGCGGGGCCATCGCTGCGGCGGGTGAGCGCTTCGACACGCACGCCTTCGCGAAGGTCGTCGAGGAGCAGATCCTACGCAGCCTGATGCTCGGCATCCTGGACGTGGATTGGGAGGTCCAGCACGAGGACGAGGTCGAGATCGCGAAGTTCGCGGCGACCGGAACGGACACGGCTGGAGCGTTCGGTCACCTCCCCTTCGCCGAAGCGATTGCGGAGTTCCGCAAGCGCGAGGTGATGCCCCGGGCGGCCTTCGACCTGCTCGAGCGCGAGGCGAAACGGAAGGCCTTCACGGTCGCCGGGCTCGCAAAGCAGGAACTACTCGACACGGCACACGCCGAGCTCATTCGTCAGCTGCAGGGCAGCCAGGGGCGGACGCAGAAGGATCCCGAGACGGGGTGGGTCTACGAGGGCCCGAACCTGCGCGAGTTCGAGAAGTTCGTCCGGGAGCGCCTCGAGTCCGCGGGCTGGACGCCGTCGAATCCGAGCCACGTCGAGACGATCTACAGAACGAACGTCGCGAGCGCGTATGCCACGGGCCGGCACGCGCAGATGACGTCGCCGGCCGTCGTCGCGCTCATGCCGTACTGGCAGATCCGTGGCGTCGACGACTCGAGAGCTCGCCCCGCGCACAAGCGAGCGCACGGTGTGATCCTCCCGGCGAATCACCCGTTCTGGAAGCGCGCCTATCCGCCGTTCGGGTACAACTGCCGGTGCCGCGTCGTCGCGCGCTCGCAGCGCTGGATCGACCAGCACAAGGCGCCGATCGGTCCCGAGCCGCAGGGGCTCCCGGATCCGGACTTCGACTCGGGCACGCGGGTGCTGCCGACGGTACCGCCGTCGCTGCAGACGCCGCCGGCGAAGCCTGCGAACGACAGCGCGCAACAGGCGCCGCCCGCTCCGCCCCCGCCGGCCGCCCCGCAGGTGGGCCCTGGTGCTCTGCCCGTGTCGATACCCTTCGAGGGGCCGAAGCCTCCCCCTCCACCGCCGCCCGCGGTGTTGCCTCCCCCTCCACCGACGCCCAAGCCAGCGGTCGCGAGCGCGGAGAACGTTCTCGCGAAGAAGATCTCCGATGCAACCGGCAGCAACCCGGGCGGGGTGTATGAAGGACTGGACGGCAAGAAGCGCTACGTCAAGTTCTACGACGACCCTGCGCAGGCGGCCGGCGAGCACATCGCCAACAAGATCTACGCGAAGCTCGGTCTCGGCACTGTGAAGAGCGTCACCTTCGTGCGCGACGGGAAGCTCGCCTACGCGAGTGAGCTCATTCCGAAAGCGAAGACGCTCGCCGACAAGGGACTCACTCGAGGACTCGCGAAGAAGGCGCTCGAGGGATTCGCAGCGGACGTGCTCACCGCCAACTGGGACGCGGCCGGCCTCGGGCTGGAAAACATCGTCGTCGACGCTCGCGGCAAGCTCTTCCGCATCGACAACGGCGGAGCGCTCCTCTCGCGCGCGAACGCGGGGCGCAAACCGGTCGAGGCACTCGGCAACGTCACCGAGTGGGAGTCCTTCTTCGACCCGAGCGTCAACCCCGGGTACGCGCGCCTCGCTGAGGCCGCCAGCGTCACATCCGCCGAAGAGCTGGGCGACGCTGCGATCCGTGGCATCAAGCGCATCATCGAACTCCGGAGGGACGTCGGTGGGTGGCGCAAGTTCGTCGAGGCAGAGGGGAAGTTCCTCACGGCGTTCGACCGCGAGCGCATGATCGGCATGCTCGAAGCGCGGACGAGCTTCCTTGAGGGCAAGCTGACGGAGATCACGAAGCCCGCCGCCTGGCCGCCCCGACCGTAGCACCGGGTCAGCGCAAGCCCAGCTCCGCAAGCTGGGCCGCGTGGCGAAGCTCGTAAGTCGGACGCTGATTCGGTTCGGGGCACCGCTCCTCGGGGCTCCGCTCTTCGGGAGCGCGAACCCCGAACGCGGTGAACAGCCACATGCGGCGACCGTAGCACCGGGTCAGCGCAAGCCCAGCTCCGCAAGCTGGGCCGCGTGGCGAAGCTCGTAAGTCGGACGCTGATTCGGTTCGGGGCACTGCTCCTCGGGGCTCCGCTCTTCGGGAGCGCGAACCTGCGAGGCGAGCTGAAGCTTTCCGACGTCCAGCCGGATGCCGAGCCCAAGCCGGTGTGGGTGCAGATCGCCCGCGCTGGAAAGTGGATGGGACACCCCGACCATCCGGATGGCGTCGAGTTCACCCGCTCCACGTTCGAGCAGGTCGTCGCAAACTTCCGCGCGAACCCCTCGTATTTGCAGGGCGCGGACGGCTGGGGGTGCAAGCCGGTCATCCCCTACGACTACGAGCACGCGAGCGAGATGGACCCCACCAGCGGGACGATCCCGCAGGAGGGCGCTCCGGCGCCGGCGTGGGCGCTTGACCTCGACCTCCGGGCCTCCGACGGGGGCACGGAAGAGCTTTGGGCGCTCACCACCATGGGCAACCGAGCGCGCCAACAGGTGAAAGAACGCGAGTACCTGTGGACCAGCGTTTCGATCTGGCCCCGCGCGCAGGACTCGACGACGGCCAAGCCGATCGGCGCGTTGCTCACCAGCATCGCATTCACCAACCACCCGTTCATCAAGGGGATGGAGCCGATGGCCATCGCAGCGCGCGCGCGGCAGGTCAACGCCTCCGTCTCGGTGTACGGAACCGCGGCGAGCCCCGAAGAGGCGATCGTCGGAATGCGGCAGATCTTCGGCCTGAAGCCGGAAGCGTCCGTGTCCGAGATCGCGTCGCAGTTCGAGCGGCTCCGCACGATCCTCTCCGCGCAGCCCGCAGGCGAAGAGGACGAACTCTACGACCGCGCCGAGTGCATCGCGAGCTGCCTGCGCGATCTGCTCGGCGTGCCCGCACTCGCCACGCTCGACGAAATCATTGCCGCCGGGGGTCAGATTCTTTCGGCGCTGTCACTCGTTCAACCGCAGGGCCAACCGGCCACCGGAGACCAAAACATGTCCGTCGCGAACATCAGCCCCACCCTCATGTCGGCCCTCTGCAAGATCCTCAAGCTCCGCGATGGGGCGACGGACGCGCAGATCCTCGCGAGCGCGGAAGCGTCCGCGGCGCAGGGAGACGCACTCGACAAGCTGCTCGCGCTCTTCGGCTCGAGCGATACCCAGTCGCTCCTGACGGATGCGGCAACGCTCGTCGAGAAGGCGAAGAAGGCGGAGGAGTACCTCGGTGCTCTGAATGCCGCGAACGAGCGCCTGGGCGCGTACGACAAGAAGGACGCCGAGGCGGAGGTCGAGCAAGTGGCCGCGAGCCTTCGACTCGACGATGCGCAGTCGCAGCGGCTGAAGCCGCTCCTGCTGAGCGAACGAATCGGCATCGCCGGCGACCCGGTGAGGCTCGCGGCATGGCGCGCGCAGTACCCGGTGCTGAACGCGGCGCAGCGACTGCTCACCACGCCGATCGTCGCGGGGCACAACGGGACGCAGCTCGGCAGCCCGGCGACTGGAGCCGTGCATTTCTCCGCCACGGCCCCGCTCATGGCTCCGTCGCATTCCCCCTCTACGCACCCGGCTGACGCTTACCCGGGCCGCAACGATATCGAGAAGGCTATGGCCTATCTCAGCGACAAGCGCCCGGGGTTCAAAGTGCTCAGCCGCAACGACCAGGTGCACGAGGCCGGACAATACCTGCGCAGCGGCGCGCCGACTCTCTGATCGCAGCAACACGAGGACACATCAATGCCCACTCCCCGAGTAATCGACCAGCCGTCCTGCTTCCGCGTCGGTGTCGCCGAAGGTGCCGACATCGTCCCCAAGCGTTTTATCAAGCCTGGCGCCGCGCAGGACGGCGTGGCGATCTCCAGCGCGAACACGGACGACGTGCTTGGAGTCACGACCGAGACGATCTTGCTCGGAAAGAGCCAGAGCTACCAATCCAGCGGAAAGGCAATCGTCGAATCCGGCGCCGCTGTCGCACTCCACGCAATCGTGATGCCCGATGCAACCGGCAGAGCGGTCACGCAGACGACAACGAACACGAAGGCAGGACGCGCAATGACGGCAGCGACCGCCGCAGGGCAACCCATCGAAGTCGAGTTGTTCACCTCGCGCTGAGCGCGACTTCCACCACCAACGAAACGGAATCACATGTCGATTTCCAAATACCTCCAGGGAAATGCCGCGCTCGCGCAGCCGCGATTCATTCCGGCCGACCCCCATATGCTGTCCGCGCTGCGCCCGGGACAGCCGGCGAACAATCAGCAGGTGACGCTACGTCTGGTCGAGGACGCCCCCGGAGTCGGATCCGCCGGCCAGGTGATCACGATGGCGGCGACGCCCGCCGATGTCTCCGTTCAGACGACGGAGCTCGATACGTACCTGGGTGGGTACTCTCCATTCGGATTCGGCGCCGACATTTTCTCGAAGGTAGTGCCGGTCGATAAGGAAGCTGGAAATCGGCGGGACTTCAGCTTGGAGAACGCTTTCCGACTCGCCAACGTGCGCAGCGGCCGCAACGGAGCGATCAACGAGATAGACCACGTTTCTCAGCTCGTACCGTACAAGGTCCAGGAGTACGCCCTCGCAGGCTTCGTACCCTGGCAGACGGAGAACGACGCGACGGCGCTCTACAACGTGCGAGCCGCACTCGGCGAAACGATCGCGTGGAAACTCGCGCTCGCGCGTGAAGTTCGGGTCTTCACCGACCTGACGAACTCCGCCCTGTGGAACGCGAACAACACCACGTCGCTCACCACCAACTTCAAGTGGGACACGGGCTCGACGAAGAACCCGCGCCTGGACCTCCAGGCCCGCCTGAAAGCCTCCGCGCAGCCGGTCACGGATATCGGAATGAATCCCGATGTTGCGTTTTGGTTCCTCTCCGACGCGGGCGTCATCGCGTACATGCGGCAGATGCTCGGCGACGCTGCTCCGACGGCGGACGTCGCGGCCGCGGCGATGGCGGGCGACGGCGGGATCCAGAGCTTCAAGGTACCTGGTCTGCCGACGATCTGGATCGTTGGCAGCAAGGTGCTGAACGAGTCGACTGGGGCGCTCGACTACGTGCTCGGGAAGCATGTGGTTCTCGTCACGAATCAGCCGGGCGTGCCGCGAGACGGCAACCGGATCGCGACGCATTACACGTTCCGTACGAAGGGGCGGAGCGGGACCGGGGTCACAACGAACGAGTACATCCCGAACGGCCGCGGCATCAACGGCGGAACAATGTTCGAGATGGGCTATGCAGAGGACCAGTTTTTCGCGAGCAACGTCGCGGGCGGCCTCATCCAGAACGTGATCAACTGAGTCCTCTGCAGGAGTACAAGCATGGCCAAACCCAATCAAAATACCGCCGCGGATGCTCCCGCGGATGTCTCCGCGGCGGCGCCGGTCGCTCTGGACCCGACGCCCATCGTCGACGAGAACGCGCTCCTGCGGCAGCAACTCGCAAAGCTACAGGCAGAGAACGACCAGCTGCAGTCGGATCTCGGCACCGCGGCGGCGACGGCGGAATCGGCAAAGGCCGAACTCGCTAACGTCAAGCGCCGCATTCAGACCGATGGCGTTCCGGTTTTACCGGAGCTCCCGAGCCGATGCGTCCAGGTGCTCGACTCTGTCACCGTGCCCGGCGCCGACGGCAAAACGGCCGTGCGCGCGAACAAGGGTGATGTACTGACCGACCTCGAACAACGAGACGCGGACATGCTTCAGCGGGACATCGGCAAGCTCGCGAACGTGCACCGCATCGACCCGAGCTGCCTGCAAGAGCTCGCGCGCGACGGGTTCATTCGGTAAGGACGCGACGTGGGAATTCCCCTCGTCACCCAGGCGGACATGGAGGCCCGGTTTCCCCCGGCCCATGTCCGCCGCGTCTTTTCGGACGATGGCTCGGTCACGATGGGGCCGCGGTTCGACATGATCGTTGACGAGGCTTCGCGGCAGGGCGAGGCCATCCTGCTGCGGGCCTTCACGCGAGACCAGATCGCAACGCTGGTCGCCGAGGACGCCGCGGTGAAAGGTGCGTTCTGCAAGCTTGTGCTTGCTGCTGGCTGCGAGGGGCGCGCTGAGTGGAGCGGCCAGGGCGCGCCGTACACGGGGCTGTACGAGAAGGCGCGGCAGATGTTGCGGGACATCGCAGACGCGGAGCTCCGGAGCCCAGCCGAGGCGAAGGCGGGCGCGAACACCACGCACCTGCCCCGCGTGCAGACGGCCGAGTCCCCCGCGTTCATGTACCAGTCCACCCGCGGCAACCGCTCCGGCGGCGGGTTCTGAGCAGTGGCCGACATCGAGGTGAAGGTCGAGTCGAACCTTGCCCGCGTCCTCAGGGAGATGCGGCAGCAGTCCGAGAAGGTGCACACGCTGCTGCCGGCCATCGCGGAGATGCTCGTCAGTGCCGTCGAGGACGTCTTCGAGGCGGAGGGTCCAGGGTGGGAGCCGCTCGCCGAGTCCACCCTCAAGGCGCGCCGCGGCACGAGCCACAAGATCCTGCAGGATACCGGGCTCTTCGCGGGCATCGACCCGGCCTGGGGAGACACGTACGCTGAAGCCGCCGCCGGCGTGAGCTACGCGATCTTCCACGTCGAGGGCACGGTTCACATGCCCAAACGCAATCCCTTCGATCTCGGCCCCTTCGAGTCTCCTTTGCTCGATGAGGTTGCCTCGCTCATCACCACCGAGATCACGTCGTGACGGTGCAGCGCGTCGTGTACGTCTCGGCAACGGGAAGGCCCCAGGAGGGGCGACTCCTGAGCGGGGAGGAATACGACGGACGCTACCAAGTTCTCATCTCCGAGGGCGGGCTGGCGTGCCTCACGGTCGTGCGGGCGCGGCACTCTGAGCGCCGCGAGCCGGGCACTTGGCACCGGCCGCCCAAGCCGAATTGAACACCGTCGACGTTGCTCGAGCAATCTGCGCGGCCCTCCAACCGCTCACGGGACCAGCGGCCAGCGGCAAGCTGCTCGTGAGGGCGACGGGCGCGAGTGTGGTGCTGAAGCCCGGAGCGATGGCCGTGCCGATCCGCGGCAGCCTCGACGAGTCGGGCATCGCCTTCGTGCAGCCGAACGCCGCGAACGCCGCCGGCTGGACGGTGACCGCGGCGGGGACGCTCGTGGACGTTGCCGCTCTCCACGGCGGACCGATCGGCAACTCGGAAAGCGGGACTGTGTTCCGATGGGCTCCGACGATCAGCGGTCTCGAGGAGACGGCCACCGCGGACGCCTCCGGAATCTCCGGGGGGGCGTTCCTCGCGGTGAGTCCGATTCGGCAGGTGCGCTTGTACAAGCAGATCGACCGCGCCGACGTCGAGCAGCTCTTCCGCGCGCAGGTCTCTGAGTCACCCGCCCTCGTGCTCGCATGGGAGGCAACGCAGCCGCTCGGCGGCTCGATGGGCTCGAGCCCTGGACCACGGACCGCTCGGACCGGAGTCGACACGGTGCTGTACCGGCACACCTGGTCTCTCTTTCTGATCACGAGCCGGCTCGACACGGAGGGCGAACGCCGCGACGAGGGAGACGCCATCCGAGACGCGGTGATGGGACGGCTGCACCAGCGCGCTGTCGCTCGCAAGCTCCGCCTGTCGAACAGCCCCGGGACGGAGATCCTCGAGGCGCGCGTCTACAAGGTCACACCGACGTCCTACGTTGACCTGATTCGAGTCGGCACGATCGCGTCGATGCAGTTCCAGGGTGACGCTCAGTTCAACGACTGGATGCGCACTCGCATCCGCGAGCAGACGACCGAGCAGGGCAGCGCGAAGATCGACCTGCCGGACATCACCGTGCCAATGACCAAGACGTAAAGGGTCAGGGTCACCCGGATCCGCGGCTGCCAGCTTACGCCGCGATGGCTGAGCCGCAGTTCGTACAATTCGTGAGCGCCGCTCCCGGACGCCTCGTCTCACGGTCGGACTCTCCCCAGAGCTTCATCGGTGCACGACGCGCGACCGAGGAAGAGGCGCGAGCCTCGGGGGAGCGCATCGTATGGGACCTCGAGCAGGTCGTAGCTCTCACCGGCGAGTACTGCGCTCGGTACGGTCGAGACCTCCAGCATCAGCTGAGGAACGGCGACCTGATCGAGCGCAGTGAAGCGGACTATCGCGCGTGGCTCGAATTCGAGCAGGAGCGCGACGCCGCAGCCAACGGAGTCCAGGGCGCTGAGGAGACCACTGCCGACGCGCCGAAAGGGAATAGCTGATGCCGCAGCCTCTTGCAGTCGATCCGAGCAACCCGAAACCCGGCCTGTATCTCACCGTCGACCTGCTCCGAGGAACGAGCAGCCCGGGCGCAGCGGGGCTTCGCTGTCTGATGATTTCCCCGCCGGCAAGCGGACAGGGGAACATCACGATCGGCACCGAGCTCCGCCCTGTGTACTCCGCGGAGGACGTCGAAACAGCAATCGGTCGCGGCCCCGGCTACTTCGCATACAAGACCCTCGTCGCGAACGACCCTCTCGCTCTCGTGGACCTGGTCGCCTGCGCGGAGTCCGCGGGTGCAGCGGCCACGCAAACGCTCACCTTTGCCGGCACCCCGACGTCGAACATGACGTTCGGCGTCTACATCAGTGGCGTGCTCTCGCTGGTCGCCTGGAACGTCGGTGACGCGAACACCCTCGCGAAGACGAACGGCGTCTCGGCAATCAACCAGAACTCCGCCGACCTGCCGGCTGTCGCAAGCGCTGGTGCGGGTGGGGTGATCAACCTGACCGCTCGCTCGAAGGGGCCGGCAGGGAACGACATCCCTGTCCGCGTTGTGACGATCAGCGGCGCGGGCGGCACGCTCACCGCCGGCGGGGCCACGCTCACGGGCGGCACGACGGAGGTCGATCTGACGACTGCTCTGCAGACGGCCAGCGTCAGGGAGTACGACTTCATCCTGCCGTGCCTATCGGCCGTGGATGCCCAGTCCGCGACAGGCAACACGCAGAAGATCGCTACCCACATCGACACGTACAAGGCCGGCTCGAGCGCGAAGCTGCAGCAATGCGTGTACGGCTCGAACGGTACGATCGCTGCGGCGAAGACGAACACCGTCGCCCGAAACAACCCGAACCTCGAGCACGTGCTGGGCATCAACTACGAGTCCCTGCCGTGCGAGATCGCCGCGGCCGAGCTCGGCGACCGCATGCGGCGCCGCCGACGCGAGATCAACGCGAACCGCGTGCTCCAGCCGCTGAAGCGCCTCCGCGGAGCCGCCGACGTGGCCGCGAACACGCCGAGCGACCCGATGGCGCTCGACGCGCTCTCGAACGGCGTCACGCTGCTGTCGTACACGGCGCAAGGCGACCCGATGGTGATGCGGTCGATCACGACCCATTCCCAGGACACGCTCGGGAACCCGGACAAGCGCTGTTACGACACCAACGAGCCGGACTCCCTATACGACTACGCGAAGGATCTCCGCGCCGCGGTGCCCGCGCAATTCATCGCCCCGGACGGGCAGGTGAAGATCGCCAAGAACCGCCAGGAGGGAGACGAGGATCTCCCCGCCGGAGTGGTCGAGGAGCGCGACGTGAAGGCGTTCATCGTGCAGCGCACGCTCGCGTTCTGGGTGCCGAAGGGCGTTATCGACGGAGTGGCCTTCCAGTCGACGGTCGACGACGGCTCGCTCGCGGTCACCGTCAACGCCTCCGACCCGAACCAGGTCGACGTCTTCATTCCCGCGAAGGTCTTCAAGATCCTCGCCAAGATCGGTCTCTACATCGCGAAGGTCGGGTGATAGCGCATGTCCCAGGAATTTCTCGACTACCCCAAAGCGCGCGTCGCGCTCGGCGCGGGCGATCTCCAGGACGCCTTCGATGTTTCTGGCGTCACCGAGGACGGCGAGAAGATCGTCGCTACGCTGCGGCGGAACCCGGCGGGCTCCACCGGCGGCACGCGCTCCGGCACCGCCACGTTCAAGAGCGCGATCTCGCAGGATGGCTTCGAGCGTGACTGGTTCGGGATGTACCGCAAGCGCAAGGTGGTGCAGCTCCGCATCAAGGCGCCGGGCGTCACGTGGGTCTTCACGGGCCGGCTCACCAAGCCGCAGATCACGAGCAACGTCGACAACTACATCGAGTTCACGATCTCGGTGATCGGCAAGTTCGACGTCGCTCCGGTGTGACCATGAGCGATAAGCCGCTGCCAGAGTTCGGTGGGCGCACCTGGGGGGAGCTCGAGGTCTCTCGCCACGAGAACGGCCGACTGATGTTTGCCGACGTGCTGCGGATGCGGAACCCCGCGGGCATCGTCGAGGAGAGAAAGATCCGCGTCTGCGTCCCCCAGCCGAGCGATCAGATCGAGGCGCGCGTCGCGGCTCGCGCTCTCTTTGCAAAGAAGAAGCTCGACGCCGAGCGAGACAAGGACCTGTTCGCCGAAGTCGAGCAGCTCTGCCTGCTCGCTCGCGCGATCCGCACGCACGAGGAACCGCACGCTCAGAAGTACGACGTGGAGGAACTCGCCGAGCTGGACGAGTCATCCATTCACGACGTGCAGGAGCGGATCAACGCCTACAAGGCGATGCTCGACCCGCGAGAAGCGGATATCACCGAGGACCGGTTTTGGAGGAAAGTGGCCGAGCTCGGGAGGGCCGGCAACATGCTCCCTTTGACCGATATCGCTGGGCGCGCGCAGCCCAGCTTCGTGCTGCGTATGGCGAGGGAAGCCTTGCTCTCACCGACGGGCAAGTCTTTTGCGCGATTGTTCGGGATCTCGACGCCGGAGCACTCGACGTCCCAGGACTGAAGAAGATCATCGATGGAGCGCCCAACGAGTGGCGCGACCTGCTCGAGAAACTGAGGAGCGTTTGCGATGGCGGATAGAGAAGCCGCAGTCCGCCTAAACCTCGCTGCGTCGGGTTTCTTGACCGCACTGCAGACTCTGCAGAAGGAGGCGGAGGCCGTCGAGCAATCGCTCGAGGACATCGGCGACGGCGCCGAAGAGGCGGGCAAGGAAACGAAGGCGTTCACGACCGCGGCGAAGACGGGACTGAAGGACGTCGAGCGCGAAGCAAAAGGCGTCGGGTCGGCCGTCGACCACGTCGGAGACGCCGCGGAGCGGAGTCACCGCAAAGCCTCGCTCTTTACCAAGAGCTTCAAGTCCGGTATCGGTGCCGCGAAGGAGTCGCTGTCGGAGCTCGGAGGAGCGCTCAGAACGCACCTTGCGCAGGCCGCGACTCTCGGTGGTGCGCTCTCCGTCGGCGCCGGCATCCACGGCGCGACCGAGCTAATCAGCACGTACAAGGACCTCGCGTTTGCGATCCAGGCAGGGACCGGAAAAGCGCAAGACTGGCGAGCAATTCAAGGCGACGTCGAGTCGGTTGGATCTCGCTGGAAGCAGTCCAACGACAAGATCGCCGCGTCCTACCGTAAGCTGTGGGACGACATTGGGGACGCAGACTTCGCGCGGGCTGCGATCGATGAGGTAGCGAAGGGAGCCACGGCCGGAGCCGGCTCCGTCGAGCAGCTCACGAGCGTGGTCGGCGCGTTAAACGAGAAGTTCGGCATCACGGCGTCTCAGCTGCCCGAGTCGATGGCGGCCGTCATTGCGATGAGCAACAAGGGCGGCCTATCGATGGAGGACTTCTCCGCGACACTGGGCATGGTCGGTTCCGCGGCGAAGGCCATCGGGATTCAGGGGCCTGAGGGGCTAAAACGCGTGGTCGGGATGATGAACCTCGCGGAGGGCTCGACCAAGTCGCTGAAGGGCGCGGTCACCGGCGTCTCGGCGCTCATGGCGGATCTGGCGGACCCCGACAAGATCAAGAACATCCAGAAGCTCACGGGCCTGAAGCTCACCGACAAGAAGGGCCACATCCGCGACGACGCGATGGAGCAGATCATCGTGAAGACGAAGGGGTCTCACGAAGAGCTCGCCAAGCTCTTCTCGGGCGAGCAGCTCAAGATCATGAGCGGCTTTGGCGAGACCTTCGCGAAGGCGTTCGAGGATACGAAAGGCACGGACAAGAAGCGCAGCGCCGCCGCCCTCGACGCATTCGACGCGGCAGTCGAGGCTGCGAGCGAGCAAACACTCACGGCAGCGGACGTGCAGCGGCAGGCGACTGCGCGGCTCAAGGACCCCGCGCGCCAGCTCGACGACGCGATGAACCGATTCAAGCGTTCGTTCGAAAAGAAGGAAGTCGTGGAGGCGATCGACAAGCTCGCCACGCACCTGCCGAAGCTCGCCTCCGTCTTGGGCAAGGCCGTCGAGTTCGCCGCCGAGCACCCTGCCCTCGCTGGTATGGCGCTCGCAGGAGGACGGCCCGCCTTCAGTGGCGCCGCATCAATGGGTGGAGAGTTGCTCGCTGGTTTCGGCAAGAAGCAGGCGGCCACAATCGGCGCGGAGATTGCGGCCGTGGCAGCGACGAGCGGAAAATGGGGCGCGGCGGCGCACGTCTTCGCTTCCGTGGTCGGTCCCGCCCTCGGCGCTTACCTCGCCTACGAAGTCGGGAAGAACCAGATCGACAAGATGGTCACCGAGGACGCCAGCAACGAAGGCGGCCTGGCTGCAGCGAGAGCTCAAGCGGGCGCCGCCGAATCCAGCGGAGATCCGGTCCAGATTGCAGCGGCGCGAGCGAGACTTTCTCGGGCGATCGCGGATGCCGAGAAAGGCGAGCAGGGTGCAACAGGGGCGGTGAAGCGATGGTTCCGTGGGGCGGCGAGCATGACCGGAGATGTGCAGTTCGACACGCAGGAGAACGCCATCGCACGGGCGAAGGCAGATCTCACACGCCTCAACCGAACGGACCAGGCCTCCGACAAGGCGGCAAGCTCGATGGAGCGCGCGGCGCAGGCGGCAGAGAGGCTGTCCCGTTCCTTCGACCGCGCGGCGGGCAGCGCCGGCGGCGGCGGAGCATCCAACGGCCTCCCGCCCAAACCCGGCAACGGCTCGGGAAGCAGTGCGGACTGACGGCTGAGCCTGCTCTCTCTGCGGTAGAGACTCCGCGATGGCGGACGAAGCTCCCGACGACTGGGAAGGGCTAGGCCCTTCGACCTACATGGCCGACGGGGAGAGCGAGCTCCGCGTGATTGCCCGCCAGATCACCGAGAAGGGCGGCAACCGGATCGTGAAGCACGCGCGCCCGTGGCAGGACGGAGCGAAACTCGACTCGACGGGCGCGGAGCCGGACGATTTCACGCTCGAGCTCCTGTTCCACCCCGACGTGGCCGAGGGCGACACCGAGGGCGATGGGCAGCCGGCGATCTGGCCCGACCGCCTCGAGGCGCTGCTGAAGCAGTTCAAGACGGGGAAGACGGCGACGCTGCACCTGCCGTGGAAACGCAACATGCGCGTGAAGCCCACGACGTGGGACCGGCGCGCGATCGGCGACGACTTCCGCGGCGGGGAGATCCTGACGGCCTCTTTCTGCTCGGACAATGAAGACGACCTGGACCGCGAGGCCTTCGAGGCGGTGTCCGTGAAATCGCAGGTCCAGCGCAAGGCGGAAACCACGCAGTTCGACATGGACTCCATCGGCGGCTGGGACGGCTCAATAGAGGACATTACGCAGCTCGCCGCTGACCTCGTCGGGCTGATGAACACGCCGGGGGACTACGCCGCTGCGATCGCGCACCAGGCGGGCCGCGTCATGCGCGCCGCTCGATTCCTCACCGACTCCCTCACGAGCGCCGCCACGGGCCGGGGGCAGCTGAACGACCCCGAGGGCTCGCGCGCGCGACAGGGGCTCCTCGACCTCATCGAGTTCGCGGCTCGCGCGGAGATGGAGTCGCGCGAGCGCCTCCCGAAGACCGTGACCGTGCGGTACGCGACCGACCGCAGCATCTACGACATCGCGACGGAGCGGGGTCAATCGGTCCGGGACCTCATCGGGGTGAACAGCCAGATCGAGGATCCCGCGTACATCCCCGCAAACACCCCCGTGCTCGTCTTCGTTGGGTGAGCATGGTGAAGCGCGAACGCGACACCGTGCAGATCGAGTCCATCCAGGGCGGGGACTTCTCGATCGTCGTGGACCGGGCCACGCAGTACGAGATCGCGACGGACCTCACTCAGCCCTCCGCCGCGCGCTTCGAGCTCGGCGACTCGGGTACGTGGTCCGCCATCCGAGACGCGATTGCGATCGGAGGACGATTCAAGGTTACGGTTAACGATGCGCCGCGCATCACCGGGCGACTTCTGACCCGCAACCTTGCCGTTTCGGCGAGCGCCGGGGCGACGGTCCAGGTTGTCGTGCGTACGCTCCTTGCGGACGCGCTATTCACGGCCGTGAACCCCGCGATCGGAGTGACGAAGGCGACCCTGAAGGACGTGGTACTGAAGGCCTTTGCGGGCATGCGGCTCGAGGAAAAGGACCTCATCTTTCGCGCCGACCTTGCGCGCAACATCATCACCGGGCGGAGCTCTTCCACCCCGACGAAGCCCGCGCTCGAGATCCACGATATCAAGGAGGAGGAGGCGCGCCCGCATCCGCCGGAGTCGATCTATGCCTTCGTCGATCGGCACCTCTCGCGCTTCGGTCTGATGATGTGGGACACCGCGGACGGCCGGATCGTGATCGGCGCGCCCGACGACACGCAGGATCCGCTCTACGTCATGACCTGCAGGCGCGGCGCGCAGGGCCGCACGAACAACCTGCTCGACGTGCGCAAGACCGAAGACTTCGAGGACGTTCCGTCGAAGCTCTTCGTGTACGGCATCGGCGGCGGGAAGGATCAGAGCAAGGCGCGGGCGCGAGGCGTGGAGCTCGACCGTACGCTGGCGTTTCTAGACTCCCCGCTTGACCGCGTTGCGATCGTCATCGATGAGGGCGTGACAACGAAGGCGCAGGCCGAGGGCCGGGCGCGCCGGGAGATGATGAGACGCTCGCTGCACAAGGACTCGTGGACGCTCGAGACCGACGGGCTTTCGTACTGGTCCGGCTCGCAGAAGATCCCGTACGGCGTGGACACCGTGGCTGACGTGCGCGTCGATGTTGCAGGCGCGGCAAACGGTCCGTACCTAGTCTGGCAGTGCACTATGCGCGGCTCCGCGGGTGAGTCGCACCGCACGACGCTTACCGGCGTGGGCCGGGGGATCTGGAGGCTCGCATGAGACCGTCGCTACTCTCGGGGTTTCTGGTGTCGTTCATGCGCGTCGTCGGATCGACGGTGGTCGGCCGGCACTCCGCAGTACTCGTCGGAGGCGAAGGCGCGGTCGGCGATCTCGACAGCGACGACGAGACGGCGTCAGGGGAGAGCGCTCCCGACGCCGAGGCGTACGGGGCCCCCGGCATCGTGTTCCGCCCGCGCCCCCCGGATGCGTCGGGCGACCAGCTCGCGGCGGAAGCGATGGCCGTACGTCTCGGGGGGAAACTCACTCCCGTCGCGTGGCGTGACCTGCGGCTGAACCGGCGGTATCCGGAGCCGAAGGCGGGCTCGGTGGCCCTCGTCGGGTACGGCGGCGCGTTCCTCTCCTTCGACGATGCGGCCTCGAGCGGGCCCGAAGACGGCAAAGCCTCGAAGGCCACCCTGTATGTGCCGTACGCCTACGCCGGAGGGACGGCGACGAAGGCCCACGTGCTCGCGTTCGATCCGGACGGAGAGAGCGTCATGCTGGTGCACGGCGACGGGTTCGCCGTCGTGCTCGACAAGGACAACGGGATCACGATGCGGGCGGACTCGACGACGTGGCTGAATCTGAAGCCCGGAGAGTTTACGGTGTGCGCGTCGAAAGTTGTGCTCCAGGGCAACGTCGCCCTCGGCGCGAACCCGACGGCGGCGGTGCCGCTCCTCGCGGGGCCAGCGAGCCCGCCGAGCCCCAGCGTGTTCGTGTCCCCGGTGTGAGGTCCCCCATGGCGATGATCGAAGGCTCCGTCACCGTGAACCCCGTCACCGGCACCGTGACCGGAGCAGGCTGCGCGAAAGAGGTGTTCGACGCGCTCGTCGCTCCCGTGTCGTTTCCGGTCGGCATGACGCCTGCCGCGCAGGCCGTCGCGAAAGAGCAACTCGCCGCGATTGCACGCGCGGTCGCCAAGGTGATCCCTCACATCGCCGCCCACGCGCAGGTATCGTCGACGGTGGCACCAGGGATCCCTGTATCCACAGCAGGCACGGCGGCGGCGCAAACGGGGGCGACTACGTCGGCGGGCACTGCGACGGGGACGATCGCGTAGTGTCTCGCTGCGCGTTCCCGCCGCTGCCGCTGATCGCGTTGTCGTTTCCATTGCCGACGCTGCCGACGCTGCCGACGCCCCCGGGGCTACCCGCTCTCCCGGCGCTCCCTGGCGTCCCAGCGCTGCCGGCATTGCCGGGCCTCCCCGGCATCCCGACGCTGCCGACGCTGCCGACGCCCCCGGGGCTACCCGCTCTCCCGGCGCTCCCTGGCGTCCCAGCGCTGACGGCATTGCCGGGCCTCCCCGGCATCCCGACGCTGCCGACGCTGCCGACGCTGCCGACGCCCCCGGGGCTACCCGGGTTGTTCTGTCCTCTCGATTGAGGGTCACTCCCACGGCCGGTCGCCAAGCTCCGCGTCGTGTCGTCGCAGGACTTCCTGATCGCGCCGCAATTCACGGTGACCGTGCCCGCGATGCTCGCGGATCCGATCGACTTCGCGACGGGTGAGCTCCTTTCCGTCGAGCGCGGATACGACCCGACGGACGCCGCGGTGTTCGCCGCGCTGCGCACCGTCCGCGATTCAGGTAGCGCCGTTCAGGGCTTCGGTCAGAAGTTCCACGAGCACGAGCGCATCGACCCTCAGCTCGCGCCGTTCCTGCAGCAGGAGGTCGCCTTCGCTCTCGCGCACCTCGTCGACGACCGGCAGGTCGAAATCCTGTCCGTGGACATCCTCACCGGTGACGACTGGGCGGAGCTGCAAGTGACGTACTCCAATCAGGTGCAACAGGCCGAGCGCAATGTTCGCGTGCGCCTGAGCGAGATCGTGAGTCGCTGATGGCATTGCAGACCCCCGTCGATCGAGAGTTCGCCGTCGTCGCCCGCGGGTGGCTCCGTGATCGCGTGGTGCTCGCGAATTTTCGCGAAGGCCTCCGGCAACTCTTGAACCCGGAAACGGGGCTGCCCTTCACCGAGTCGGAGATCCAGCGAGCGACGCAACCGAAGTCGCGCTGGTACAACGAAGCGCAGGCGATCGACGATTACGGCCAGAGCGAGCAGCGCCGCGCGATCTACCTCGCGGACTGCCTACGAATCGACCGCGCTCCGACGAAATGGCTCGTGGATTTCCATGGTCGCATGTGGGGAGAGTCCCTGCTCCCTGCCACCGGAGGATCGGGCTCGGTGCTCGTCCGTGGTGTGTCGGGGACGAGCGTGGTCGGCTCGACGACCCTTGGGGATCCGACAGCACACCGGGCACGCGACGATGCGGGCAACATGTACCAGGTTCTGACCGGTGCCACTGTCGGCGCTGACGGAACCGTCTCTGTGCAGATGATGGCGACCGGAAGCGGGAGCGCGACGAACCCCACCGAGGGCACGACGCTCACATGGACGCTGCGAGATCCTTCGATGGAGCCGCAAGCCACGGTCTCCGCAGATTTCTCGGGCGGGACGGACAGGGAGACGGATGCGGAGTTCGCGTCGAGGCTTCTCGCTCGGATCCGCCATGCGCAAGGCGCCGGCAACGACTCGCAGACGCGCGGATGGACCAGGAAATCCAGCAACGCGGTCGAGGACGCATTCGTCTATCCCTGCGCGTTCCATGCCGGGTCAACGCTGATCGCGATCACTCAAAAACGGGGCAACGCGGTGGGGCCACTCGGTCGCTTCCCGAGCGCTGGAACGCTCGCCGCCGCCATCGCGCACATGACGCCGCCGGCGAGTGCGGTCTACCCGACTCCGCCCTTCGTCCTCGTTACCCCCCCGGTGAGCCAGCCAGCTAATGTCGTGCTGCGACTCGAGATGGCACGCGGGTCGCTCTCGGGCTGGACGGACGCGCGCCCGTTCCCGTCCTACCACGCGATCACGCCGTACGTGTCGGCGGTGACCTCTCTCACGGATTTCGTGATCACATGTCCCGGCGACGCGACCCTTCCCGGGCAGCTCGCAGGGACGACGCTCTCCGGCGCGAACGCACCGGCTATGATGCTGTGGGATCGGGCAACGAGCCGATACGTCCGCATCATGGCAACGTCCGTCCAAGACCTCGGCGGAAACACTTTCCGTGTGCTCTGCTCCGGGCCAGTCCCCGCTCTCTCTGTTGGCTTCGTTATTTGTCCGGACATGGCTCGACGCGACACCGTGGCAAGAGCAGTCGAAGGATATTTCGACGCACTCGGCCCCGGAGAGGTTATCGACGCGACTGGTGACGTGCGCGGGGGGCGCTGTGTTCGTTTCCCGCTCGCGAGCGAGGAGAAGCCCTTTCGCGCCGGAGCGCTTGTAGCGACGCGGGTGATCGAGGCGCTCGGCGGCAGTAGCTCGGACGCTGCGCTGGCAAGCCTCAGCCGAACGACGCCGGACTACCCAGCGGTACTCACCGCTGGGCCCAATATGATCACTCTCGGAACCTGCGGGCTGTACTCTCTCTAGGTTACATATGGCAGCATTCCCCACTCGGATTACGCGAGCATCGCTCGGGCCCAAGCTCGAGGATGCGGCGCCTATTCGCAACCCGAAGCAGCAGGTTGGAAAAGTCACGCTCAACGCGCTGTTCTGGGCTGCCTCCGGGATGAGCCTGGTGGTGCCTCGCGCTACCGTGATCGCGAGCTGGAATACTGGGGGTGCCGTCTTCGATGTGAGCATACAGGCGGAAGCCTGGAACCCGGACGGGACGCAAGCCCGCCCGGTTCTCGCGCGCACCGCAGCAGGAAGTTACACGTACACGTTTGCGTCCAGCTATGTGGACGAAAACGAAATCGCAGTCCCAACCGTGCTCCTCGCCGCCCGCGTCCACGATCAAAAGGCGCTGGCAGCATTCGCCGACCGGATCGAGGCGCGCGCGTGGAAGGACGCAACGAACCCACTACGGGTCCAAATTCGATTGTGGGACACGGCTGGAACGCTCGTCGATGCGCCGTTCTGGCTGGAGGTATTCTGAGATGCTGAACCCTCTCCCGTTCCAGGTCGGCGGAGAGCCGACGCCCGCGTCGAAGGCGTACGCGCTGATTCGCAGCGCCGTCGGGATCGGCGGGAGCGCTCGCGCCGACTCGGGTATCGAGGGGCTCTGGCGTGAGTCCCGCGCGATCGGGCTTGCTGCGGCGAATAGCGCATACGACCGTGCTATCTTGCAGTTAGACCCGTCGCTCGCTACTGATTTCCTGCCCTATTACGAGCGCGTCACGGGGCTTGTACCGTCGCCGGAGGACGCGCCGTCGACGCGGGCCGAACGAGCCGCTGAGCGTTGGACACGGAGCATCGATGCGACGACACCGAATCTCGCAGCTGAGCTCACCAAGATCGACGCGCGACTATCTCTCCTTGCGGTCAATCACGACACGGCTGCGTGTACGCAGTTCGGCCGCACGATTGCGCCGCACGACCCGACGGCAGAAGGCGCAATCTTCGGAGGGCTCGAGTACGCTGCTTACCCGAACTACTCCACGAATTTTGTCGTGCGAGTGCGATTCGCGGTGGGCCATTCCGGTCAGCTGACGGCGGAGGAGATGCGCATCAGGGAACGCGTTAGGGCTTTCCTGTGCGACGTGCTGCCGAGCTGGGTCGATTTCACGATCGGGACCGGTGCCTGGCATCTCGGTTCAACCCCTCTGGGGATGGGAGCTCTTGGGTAATGTCGGAAAAGTGGCCATTCTCTCGTGCGCGTCCCGCGGGATTCGTGACCGATGACATCCCTACAGCGAGCGAGCTCGACAAGATCGATCGCATCTGCTCGCAGGCCGCCGATGGCCTCTCGTACACGGATGCCGTCCTGCCGCGAAATTGGGTGAACACTGCGACTCTTACATCTAGGGGCGATCTCGTGTTCTGGACCGGCATGGTCTGGATCACGATGCACGAAGGCGGAACGGGGCCCGTCGCGTCTTACTCCGTGGACGGGAAGCGGTGGATCCCGATCCGGAACTCTTTCGGTGAGATTTTTTCCACCCTAGAGATCTACGTCTCTCTGCTCTCCGCTGCTGTAAATACAGGGGGGAACGTCGTGGTCGTCGCCGACCGTTCGACCAACGTACAGACGGTGATCCTATCAACAGACTTCGGGTTCACGTGGTCTCGAGCGAGCACTCCATGGGCTCTAGACACGCAGAAATCGGACGTAGCTTGGGCGCCATCGGCGAATCTGTTCGTGCTCAGCACCGATGCTGGCCTAATCGCCACCAGCCCCACAGGGACAGCCTGGACGGCGCGAACTTTGCCGTCCTCGTATGGGCCCGGGTACAAGCTAGCCGCTTCACCGACAGCGATCATTCGCGCCGATGGGATGGGCAGAGTCTATCGGTCCGTAGACGGGATAGCGTGGACGCTGGTAGACGCCACGAACCTGCTGCCCAAACTATACGAGATCCCGCTGTACATTCCAGGGCTGGCCAAGTTCATTATTTGGGACAGCAGTTCCGGGTTCAGCCGAGTGTCTACGGATGATGGGCTGACGTGGTCCTCTGGACCCTTCGGGCCATCCACGATCAAGTCAGCGGTCGCGTTCGGTCGAATGATCGTCTGTGTGGACACGATGGCATCGTCGGAAGCTGTAGTGCGGTACTCCGTGGACGGCGGAGTGAGCTGGACAATCGGGACGATTGCGAGCAACGCTCCGGGCAGCCGGATAGCGCTCGGTCGAGGGCAACTCTTGTTCGCAGACACGGGCGGGGTGCATTACGCGTCGATCGCTCTGGGGCCATGAAATGCCGAACTTCGACGTGCAGCTCGAAGGGACGACTGTTGCGCAGTGGACGGACCCAGCATGGGCCCCCCCCGGTGACGAACCGGTGCGTCCGAGTCGGCTGAACCCCAGGCATGGGACCACGCATATGCGCCACACGGCGCGGAGCGGTGACATCCTCAAACTGCGCGCAGTGGTCTCGGGAGTCGTGTCACCTCCGGACACGGCGCTCGGTGGGGAGCTGTTTTCGGTCTGGCTCGTGCAGGGGCCCGTCGAGATGCTGCCGACAGAAGAGGCCCCTGGCCGGTCGTCACTGCAGATACTGCGACCCGTGTCACCCGGGCACTACGTGATCGGAATGGGCCGAAGAAACGGGGGGGCGGTACTCGTACCGTTCGATATATTTTGATCCTCGACGAACTCGCCCCGGACTACATCCGCGAGCGGCGGATCGATCTGTCGACCGACGATCAGTCTCCTCCACCGCGCGCGTTCGCTCCCGTGCTCGTGACCGTGAGCTACACGCGCTGTAAGCCCGAGGGAGTCATGCTCCCGCTGGTGTTAGAGGTGCAGGGGTCGAGCTCCGCGAGCTACCAGCGCCGCGAGTTCACGGGCACCGCGCCCGACTCGGTGAGTTTCACTCCAATCGAAGGCGGAGATCATCTCGTGGTGCTGCGAGAGGTGGCTCACAACCGGTGGTTCGGTTCGCTGCGGATATCGATCGACGGTGAGCTGCTCGAGCCACCGAAGTTCGTCTGACGGTCAATTCCACGTGCGGCTGCTACTCCGATCCGCATGCTCAAATCGTGGCCCATGCTGATGCAGCTGCTCGTCGCCTCCCTATGCGGAGCGGTAATGGATCGCTTTGGTGTATCGCCGGGCGTGATCATCGCGGTGCTTTCCGGTGTGGGTAGCGTTTTCACCGACGTTGCTCACCGGCTCGAGCCGAAGAATGCGGCGAAGATCGACGCCTCCGCTGTAGCAACGAAGAGCCTCATTCTGCTCGCCGCACTCGCATCCCTATCCGGGTGCGCAGCGCTCAAGACTGGGGTGCCGATGCTCTCGCAGGCGGATGCGATCGGTCGAGGACTCGCTCACGTGGTGGGCTGGTGCGATGACCGCGGCATTCAGCCTTCGACCGTAGCTATGGCGAAGCAGGCAATCGATGAGCGCGACTATGCGCTGGCATTCGAGCTGGCGACGCGCATCGTGACAGCGTCTCGCGCGGCGGGCGACCCGATCCCGGAGCAGGTCGAGGTCACGCTTCGACTCGCAGAAGGGGCGCTCGCCGCTCAGGCAATTCAGGACGCAGCGAGGGCGCTTTCCTCCGATGCTGGCGCTCCGTAAACGACTCGCCCTGTTGGGGTCCACAGCGGTGACCTGGAGTGGGGTTTTGCTCCTGGCCGCCTCCTCACCGCTGTGGATCCCAGGGGCCTTCATGCTTTCGGTGGGGTGGGTGACCGATGATCCGCGACAGCGCGCAATCGCGAAGAGAGCTCGAGACCTTGATCAATCTTGCAACCGCCGCCGTCAGTGATGCGGTCGCGGCATGTGCGACGCTGGGGCTCTCCGTGCATCGCGCAGCGCTGCAGCTCGGTGACGTGATCACGGATCTGAATGTTCTCCTGCGCGAAGTGAAAGAGACGGATCCCGAGCGCACTCCGGTAGTGCCTCCGCCGCGCTCCTACACCCCGACCCCGACGATCCCGGCGACGCTTCCGTTGCCGCAATTCGACGACGAGCCCCCGACGCTCCCCCAAACGAAAAGGCCACAGCCTTGACCGCTACTTTCGTTCCGGACAAGATCACGCCGCTCTCTGTCGAGGAACTGCTCCTCGCTGCGCATGACGGTTACCAGATCGTCATGGGCGCGGAGACCGATAGCGCGGAGTGCCTCGCGGCAACCGGAGCGCAGCTCTGCCTTGAGTCAGGCAACGGGCAGCATGCCCACCAATTCAATTTTCACAACGAGAAACGCAGCAAGGATTGGACTGGCCTGTTCACACGCTTCAAGTGTGACGAGATTTTCGACGCGAACACCGCCGCGCTGGCGCAGAAGCTCGGTCCCTGCGTCGTGTCGCCGTGGAAGGGCGGCCCCAGGCAGCGTGTGGTGCTCCTCCCGCCGCACCCGTGGACAGAGTTCGTCGCGTTCGAAACCGCGGCGCAGGGGACGGCCAGGTATTTCGAGTTCCTCTCCTGCCGCGAGCGGTACCGGCGCGCTTGGAAACGTGCGTTTGTCGGTGACGCGGTGGGATTCTCACTCGAGCTCGGCGCCGCGGGCTACTACACCGCGGACGTCGGAGCGTACACCGCGGGTCTCGCATCGATCGCGAAGCGCATCCTGCCGATCTGCAAGCGAGTGATCACCGGGGACGACTATGGGATCACGGGGCAGGACCGAGAACACATCAGCGCCGTGGCGCTGTCCCTAATGGAGACGGTGTACTCGAGGCCCGCAGACTGGGTCGACGGTATCGCGTCCGCGTAAATTGCGACATGGCCAGGTCCGAAATACGAGTGCTCCAGGGCGTCGCGGCGCCGTACACCCTGCAGGCCGTCCTGGTCCGTGATGCGACCGACGTTGACCCTCCCGACTTCACGACGGCGACGTCCGCTCACTTCGAGGTCGAGAATATCGACGGGGAGAAGGTGCAATGGCCGGCCACTCTTTCCGAGCAAACTGCCAGCTCAGCGAAGGCAACGCACACGTTCTCTGCTGACGGCAGCGACTGCCCTCGGCGTGAGATCCGCCTAATTCGAGTGATCACCGTGCACCCATCTGGCGAGAGAGTGTCCGGAGAAGCGCTGCTCCAGACAATATGAGCGAGGGTCATGCGTGCGCCCGGCTCTCACGCTGCGGTCATGAAGACCACTGTGTGGCGGAACGAAGAGCTCGCCCTCGAATTCACGAACACGACGGCCGCTGGACTCGGTGACGCCACGGGTCTACGCGGCTCGACAGCCGCAGGCAACTACTACGTCGCGCTGCACACTGCGCTCCCGGACCAGACAGGGGCGAATCAGTCGACGAATGAGTGCACGTACACGGGCTATGCCCGCACGCCGATCGCTCGCTCTGGTGCTGGGTTCACCGTGTCGGGTGGGGCGGTCGTTCCGATTTCCGCGATCGGGTTCCCGCAGAACACAGGGTCTCCCCAGACTGCTCGGTTTTTCTCGATCGGCGACGCTTCGACCGGCGCGACGAAGTTCCGCCGGTACGGAGCGATCGGGACGGCGATGAAGCCGTTCACGGCGACGGACACCGCCGGGGATACGATGAAGCTCCCGGGCCACGGGCTCACTGCGCTCGACGAAATCGTCTTCTGGGCAACCACCGATCAAGCCCTGCCAACTGGGATCACGGAGGGCATCGTCTATTTCGTCAAAACGACGCCGGATGCAGACACCATTACGATCTCGGCGACTTCCGGCGGCGCAACGCTGGACATCACCGCCGTCGGAGCAGGCAGGTACCAGAAAGTCACTCCGCTCACGGTCGGCTCCGGGATCACGCCGTCACTGAACACGAGCACGACCTTCGCGGAGGCGTGAGCTGTGCCGGTCTACAGCGAAAGCGATCTCGTCGCTGCCCTAAACAATGGGCAGTTCATGCGGATCTACAAGCCGAGCCAAACTACGGAAGGCGCGGCTACGTTTCACAGCATGTGGAAGGTCGCGGGATGGCCCATTGCCGGCGCCTCTCCGCCCGCATTCTCCGCCGGGTCGGGATACGTCCCGACCGCCGCGACGGCGGGAGCGGTCCCGTACACGAACCCGGCCAGTCCGTCGCTCGCGTACCTCGCCGGAGTAATCGGGCTTAAGTCGAGCGTCGTGGGGAGCGTCGAGATCTATGATCGGCTCTGGGCGTGCAGCGGCTTCAATACGACGACGCTCACCGCGCAGGCGGTGACGACTCCTGGAGCCCTGCCGAGCGGACGCGACCCGAACAGCGGAGCGGACGTCGAGCCATGGGTCGAGATCTACACGGCCCCCGGCGCTACCGGCGCTACGTGGACGCTGACCGGTGTTGACGCCGCCGGAAACACGGGGAGAACGTGGACGTACACCCATCCCGCGAACGCAGAGACGGTCGGACAAATGGCGCCGTTCGTCCCGGGTACTGCGTCGACTCCCGGGATTCGGCAAGTCACGTCACTCACGTGCTCTGTGTCCTCCGGCACTGCCGGAGATGTCGGCGTGACGCTGCTCCGCAGATTGAGCAGCGTCGGGCTTGGGCTAGCGAACGTCGGTGTCACTCTCGACGCATTCGGGACGGGGCTACAGCGGATCTTCGATGACTCGTGCCTCTCGATCATGGTGCTCTGCAGCGCGACGACGAGCGGCAATATCCAGGGCGGCCTGCTGATCGGGAAGCAGTGACCCGCTGTGGGAACCGTCGTCGGATTCAGCGAAGCTTCGACGGGAGCCGCCACGGCTACGTCCCTACTTGTGACAAGGAATGGGGTCACACCAGGGAATGCTCTCGTTGCGATCGGGTCGTGCGGGACGGGCGGCGGAGTCCCATCGTTCACGTGTTCGGATGACGCGGGCGGGGCGTACGGATCTCAGCTCATCTCCACGGTCCCAAACGACCCCACAAATCACCAATGCATTTTCGCGTTCGTCGCGCCGAACTCGGCCGGCGGAAACGTCACGACGACAGTCGGGTTTGGCGGCTCGTCCGTGGATTTTCGAGGTCTCGCTCTCGTCGAGGTTTCGGGAGTAGCGACATCTGCTGTGGTCGGAGCCTCCGCCGGACAGTATCAGTCCGCTCCGGGGACAGCGACCGACGCAATCACGTCCGGTTTGATGACGCCTAGCGCCGCTGCTGGGATCTTGATCGGGCTCGCACTCGACACGAGCGGCGCAGCGGTGCCCACGTCCGGATCCGGGCTGTCCCTCGTCGGCAACGCGTGGTCATTCGGCGGCGGGTCCGCGCAATCCGTGATCGTCGCAAAGACGCTCGCTTCCGCTTCGCCGGTTGCTGCGACGTTCACTCAATCTGCCGCCGGCCCCACCGTTGCCCTCGGGGTCGTTCTGCTCGACCCAGCGCCGCCGGCGGGCCCCTTCGGCGCCGGGTCGGGCATGGGCAGCGCGCGCGCTTCCGCGAGCGTCGTGTACGGCGGGAGCATCCTGCCGCCGAAATGGCGCCGGGGCTACGCTGGAGGAGAGCGGATTCAATTCCCTGAGCTCGTGCGCGGCCAGAGGATTTGGTCATTTGCCGGGCCAGGCGATCAATGGCGGCTCGCGAACCGTTTTTTTGACGATCCGTCCCTCTCCGGGAATGCAGCGGGTGCCGGAGCGGGAGCCGCTGCGGGATCTGTCTCTGCAGGGACCACTGTCTCTGGGCAGGGCCGACAGGGCGGATTGGCCTCGGCACGCGCCGGGGCGTCCGTCACAGCCGCAGGGCGCGAGGGGTCGGCGGGCACACCGAGGACCAGCGCGGGGCTGACGGCTGTAGCTCGCGCGGCATCCGTCGCGTCGGCCCGTGGGGGGGGCAGCGTGGGAGCGCCCGGGAGAGCAGCAGCAGGGGCCTCCGGGCGCGGGGGCGCGGCCGTCTCGTGCTCCGGCAGAGCGAGCTCAGGGGGAGCAGCTCGGTGCGCTGCTTCCGTGTCCGCTGTCGCCCGGGGATCGGGCGCCGGAGCGTCCCGGGCCTCCGGTGCGGTCGCTGGGTCCGGGGCGCCCGGAAGAGCCGCTGGAGCGGCGTCAGCGTACGCGCGCGGTGGCGTCGCTGCGACGGCTCGCGCCTCCGGGGCGGCCGCGGCACGGTCCGGAGCCGGGGTGAGCGCCGCGGGGCGCGGTTCGGGCGCAGCCGCAGGGAGGGCAGCAGGAGCAGTAGCGGGCGCAGGGAGCACGACGGGGAGGGGCGGAGGCATTGCGTCGGCTCGGGCGCTCGCCAGCATCTCCGTGAGCCCCCGGATGTCGGGCGCTGCCAGCCCCAAAGCGTCGGGCTCTGTTGCCGCTGCAGCTCGAGCCGGTGGAGCCGACGGGGCGCGAGCATCGGCCGGCGCCTCAGCACGCGGGAGAGCGGCCAGCTTCGGCGCCGTGCGCGCCGCGCCGACCGTCTCCGCCACCGGACGGGCGCAGTCCTGCTCTGCAGCGCGCGCCTCCGCGTCCGTGTCGGCGGCGGGTGTCACGGGCAGAGCTGCAGCGCTCGCGTCCGCGTACGCACGAGCGGGGCTGTCTGCGAGCGGTCGCGCATCGTCCCTCGGCAGTTCGCGGAGCGCTCTCAGCACGGGAGTCGTTCCGGCTGACGTGACGTTCACGATGCGCCCCGCACGGACTACGACGAGCGTCGTAGCTCACACTGTACCGCGAGCGGTGCAATGGTCCGCGGCGGTGCGGACGACGCTCACCGCGAGCTGGACGGCTACGACGACAAAGCGCAGAACGTAACCGTTCGCGGTCGGCGCGTCACGTAGCGCCCGGGCCACATCGCCTACCGTATCCGCCGGGCCGCTGTTCGCGCCTGTCTCGCGCTCGGCGACGATGTTACCGGGGTTCGCGTTGAGAACCCACGTGCGTAGGTCCTGAAAACTGTGGATGTACGTAGCCATCTTTTCGTGTCCTCCTAACGCCGCGAGCCCCAGGCCCGTGGGCTCTGGGGCGAGTCGGAGCTGCCCGGGCAGCGCAAGACACGACCGACAGCATCACTCAGATTTCTTCCCCGGCCTCCCCGCGGCGGCAAGGAGCAGATCCCGGATCGCCTCGGACCGGTTGCGCCCGGAGATGGCGCAGAGGGCGTCGAGCGCTTGTAGTAAGTCCTCATCCATTTCGATCTCGATCCGTCGCTTGCCGCGCGCGCGTCGTTCGGCCTTGGTCTGTACGGTTCCGGAGCGGGAGTGGGCGGCGGTTTTCTTGTGGGCCATTCGGTCCTTTCAGCCAGAAAGCCCCTCCGGCCTGGACCGGAGGGGCGGGGCCCCGCATGTACGGTGACAGTGTTGATCAGGCGATCTCCGCGCCGCTGGAGCACCAGTCGTCCCATAGACCTCGCAGCGCCCCTTGGATCGTCTCGCGGTCGTCGTCCGAGGCCGCTTCGATACGATCCTTCGCCACGCCCGATCCCTCGAACCGGAATTGGTCGACCGTGACGTCGAGCCCGGTGCGCTCGTCGATGTGCTCAGCAACGTAAGCGGCGAACGAGTCGAAATCAGACTCGGTGGCGTCGCCGCCCATGTTGTACGCGGTGAGAGTGACCGCCGCCTTTCGCGGCCCGACCACCCGCACATCCGATCCGGAGAACGCCAAGGCCGAGCCGTCTTCGAAACGAACGATCGTCGTCTCGTTCTCCCAATCCTGTCCCACGACCTTGATATTATACCCTTCCGCCGCATCCCCCATCGGGGCCAGGAGAGCGAGCAGTTCGGAGCCGTTGCTGTTCAGAGCGAGTGCCGTTTGCGCGTAGTTCATGCCCTATACCTATACCCGCTGCCCGGGCAGCGCAAGGGGGACCAGGTCGATTTCCGAAAAAAGTTCGCATCCGCCTCCCGCCCCGCTCCGACCATCCCTCGGACCCA